AGCGTCTCCGCCTTGTTACGACTTCGAGACCGTTTCGGGGGGGTATGTCCGAATCACTCTCCGTCACGAAACTACGGAGCGTGACCGTTACCGAAAGCTACTAGGTACCTGCTAGGATCGCGTCGGGAGAGAGGATGGGCTGATGGGAGTACCGGGCACTAAGCCGAAGACTGATCGCTCGCAGGTGCGGCACAAGAATCCGACGTACGACTTTCTCGAGGTCGACGACGTCCCCTTCGAGGGCGCGCCCGCGCTGCGCGACCGCGCGACCGGAGGCGTTTCCGTGATGGCCGTCGGCGCCGCTAACTCGGAGACGTGGCCACCCGCAACCGTCGGGTGGTGGCGCGCGGTCTCGCGCATGCCGCACGCCAAGTTGTGGACCGAGACCGACTGGGAATTTGCCATGGATACGGCGGAGGTTCACGCCCGAACTATGGAAGCGTGGCGCGGCTACACGGGCGCCGAGCTGCGGCAACGCGAGAAGCTGATGGGCACGTACTTCGACGCTCGTCGCGACTTGCGCATCAAGTACGTCGAGCCGAAGGGCAAGAAGCCCGACGAGAACGCGGCGTCGGCCGGCGTCGTGCAGCTCGACGATTACCGGGGGTTGTGATGGGCAGGTGCCACTACTGCGGTACCGACGACGAAGAGCTTCGCCCGTACGGCCCGGGCGGCGATGACGTGTGCTTCGGCTGCGCGAACGCTACGCCGGAACGCGAGGCCGACGCCGGCCGCGCCTTCGGCGCGCTGCTCGAGGCGGCCGAGGCTGCGTCTCCGGTCGGCGTTGCGGCGATCGGGTTGCCGACCGGACCGCAGGCATACATCCCCAGGGGGGCGTGATGGGCGCCCTGAGGCTGCAGAAACGCGAGCTGCTGACCGGGCCGATCGTCATCGAATGGTCGGCCGACGCCCACGAGCCGCACTGCGAGGCGTCGGGCGACATCATCGTCGTTGACACCGATCGCTGCTTCGCGCACGCCGGCGCCAAGCTTTCATGCGTCTTCGAGTGGCGTATGCCCCCGGAGTGTGAGCACGAGGGACTCGACCTCGAAGATCTCGCGCACCCGCGCTGCCTGCTCTGCGGCGCCCGCGGCACCGAGGCTACGGAGAAGTGGCTTAAGCGCATGACGCTGGCCGCTCAGGGCTTCGACTCATACGAAGAGGTCATCGCGCTCGGCGAAGTCGTTGGCGACGATCACTCGTCACGCCTCACTCCCGAGGCGTCGTGATGACGCGCGACAATGATCACGGCGACTCGCTCGGGCGTTTGCCGCGAGCGGAGATGCCGCCCCTGAGCGCGTTCGCGCCCGCGCCCGACGAGCTCGCCGCGCATCGGCAGCAGCTCGCTCGCGATGTCGAGGTGCTCGCCGAGCGCGCCGACGTGCCGTCGCGCGTGCTGGCTCGTGACGAGCCGTGCGCCGATCCGGCGAGCTGCGACGTCCATGGCAAGCCGACGCCGGCCCGGGTGCCCGAGTGGGTCAAAGATCCGGCGAAGTGGCGGAGCATGACGCGCGCCGACCGCCGAGCCGTTGAGCGGCACCACCGTAAGCAGACCCGCGGGACATGACGGATCTGCTCGACGCCCCCGAGGCGGCCGGCGCCGACCTCATGCTGCCCGGGTATCGCCGTGACCCATGGTTCGGCACGGATGCTTGGGTCACGCTGCCCTACCCGCTCGAGCAGGGCGCGAAAGACCTGCTGATCGCGCGGTCGATCGGCCCGGGCGTCATCGACTGGGCGGAAGGTCGAGGCGACGGCCCTGGGCTGATCGACTACCAAACGGGCGGACCGTGGCGGTACACGTCCGGGCAAAAGCGATTTATTATCTTGTGGTACGCATTTGACCCTACAAACGGACGATTCTCCTACCGGCGCGGCGCGAAGCGCGGCGCGAAGGGGACTGGTAAGGATCCGTTCGGCGCATCGCTGTGCAACGCTGAGCTCATCGGCCCTACGCAGCTCGTTTGGGATGATGACGAAGACCGGTGGGTCGGCGTGCCGCATGGCATGCCGCTCGTGCAAATTGCAAGCAATAGCGAGGCGCAGTCGAAAGACGTGTTGCGCATCGCCAACGGCATGTGGTCGCGGGAGGCACGCGCGTACTACGACCTCGATTGCGGCGAAACCCGAACGATTGTTAAGGGCACGGGCGGCCGGCAAGAGGTGCTCACGGCGTCGGAGAGCAGCGCCGAAGGCGACCCGGCGAGCTTCGTCTTCCTGAACGAGACGCACCATATGACGGAGTCGTCCGGAGGGCATCGCGTCGCGCGGGTCGTCCGGCGCAACGTCGGCAAGTCGCCCGCGTGGCTGCAGGCGCGCACGCTCGACGGTACGAATGCCCATCAGCAGGGCGCCGACTCGATCGCCGAGCGCACGTTCTCGGCGTGGCAGCAGCAGGTCATAGCGAACGCCGATAATCCAGACATTCCCGTCGATATCCTCTATGACTCGGTTGAGGCGCCCCCGACGACCAACGTTTTCAATCCCGAGAGTCTGCGTAGCGGGCTCGAGGCCGCGTACGCCGATGCCGAATGGGCGGACATCGTGCGCCTGATGGGAGAGGTGCTCGACCCCGAGACGCCGGTCGCCGACTCGATCCGCTACTACCTGAACGGGCTCGCGGCGGCCGAGGACGCATGGGTCGACCCGCGGAAGCTCGACGCGCTCTCGCGCCCGAAGTTCGTCGTCGTCGAGCGCGAGCAGATCGCGATGTTTTTGGACTGCTCGAAGAGCGGCGACGCGACCGCCTTCGCGGGGTGCCGGCTCACCGATGGCCACGTGTTCCGCCTCGGCGTCTGGCTACCGCCCCGCGGAAAGGCGGGCGAAGGCTGGCTTGCGCCGCGGGAAGACGTCGATGGCGCCGTCCGGCACGCCTTCGAGTACTACCGGGTGGAGTGGTTTGGCGTCGATCCGAGCCCTGCGAAGGATGACGAGACCGAGGCGCTCTACTGGCTGCCGCTCATCGACGCGTGGCATCGGGACTTTCACAAGCGCCTTAAGGTCTGGGCGACCCCGGGTGTCAAGATCGGAAACAGCGTGCTCTTCGACATGCGGATTAAGACGCTCGGCGGGCCGGACCGCAACCGGACGTTTACGCACGCGGCCATGCAAACCGTCGAGGACATCGAGGAAAACGGAGAGAGCGCTTTCACGTGGGATGGCGACGGCGTCATGATGGACCACTTCCATAACGCGAAACGCCGGCCGAATCCGTGGGGGGTAAGCCTCGGGAAGGTCACGCGTGACTCGAGTAAGCGCGTCGACCTCGCCGTCTCGGCCGTCGGCGCGAGGATGGGCCGTAGGATCGTGCTCAATAGCGGCAAGGTGCGGACTCGCCGGGCCGGCACAAGTGGGAGGGCGGTCTTTTAGATGGCGATGACCGAGGCGGAAGCCATCGACGCCGCAATGCGCCTGCGCGATATCCAGCAGCGTGAGCGCCAGGAATTTGACGTCTTGCGCTTGTACGCGACCGGCAAGCAGGCGCTCCCGCTCGTGGTGCCGAAGGACGCGCCCGCCGAGGTGCGCGAGCTCGCGCGGATCTCGCGTATCAACCTCATCAAGATCGTCATTATGTCGCTCGTCGAGTCGCTGTACCTCGACAACATCCGAGTCACGCAGGAAGACATCGACGTCGACCCCGAGGCGGCCGGAGGCGGTCTCGTCCCCCCGCAGGGGCCGGACAACGTGATCGCGCCCATCTGGCAGGCGCTGCAGGCCAATCGCTTCGACCGCGGGCAGTCTGGGCTGTACCGGGCCGTCTTCGAGTACGGCATCGGGTACGTCATCGCCACCCCCGGCAAGCCCGAGCCCGTGATCCGCACGTTTTCCCCTCGCTCCGTCACGGCGCTTTACAGCGACGACGAGCCCGATTACCCGCGGCAGGCATTCGAGCGGCGCCGCAACGGTGGGTACCGGTTCTACGAGCAGAGCGGCACCGGCGGTGCGCAGGTGTGGACCTTCGCCTATGACGCCGACAAGAAGACGATGACCGCGAACGATGGGCCGGCCGACCTTGGCGTCGACTACGTTCCCGTGATCCGCTACGTCGCCGACGAAGACCTCGACCTCGACGACGAGCCAATGTCGCCCGAGCCCTTCGGCCAGTTCAACGGGCGCAACACGACGTGCATCGTGGCGGGCGAGGTCGCGCCCCTCATGACGCTGCAGGACCAGCAAGACGTCTCGAGCTTCGCTCTCGCCTCGGCGATGTGGTACTCGGCCTTCCGCCAGCGGTGGATCGTCGGATGGACCCCCGAGAACACGGCCGCCAAGATGAAGGCGGGCGCCTCGCAGATGTGGACCTTCGAGGACTCGCCGGAAGACGTGAAGCTCGGCGAGTTCTCCGAGACGTCCCTCGACGGCTTCCTGCGTGCTCGTGAGGCAGTGCTCAAATATGGCGCCACCCTGTCGCAGACGCCTGTTCACGAGCTGATCGGCGAGCTCGTCAACCTCTCCGCCGAGGCGCTCGCGGCGGCCGAGGCGGGACGTGACCGGAAGGTCGACCTCGCGAAGACCTGCCTCGGCGAGTCGCATGAGCAGCTCGCGCAGACGATCGGCGAATACAAGGGCATCGAGGTGCCCGACACGATCGAAGTGGTATGGAAGGACACGAGCGCCCGCGCGTTCGGCGCTCTGATCGATGGCCTCGGCAAGGTAGCAACCATGCTCAACGTGCCGCCGCAGGCGTTGTGGGACCGCATCCCCGGGGTCACCCGGCAAGACGTCGTGCGGTGGCGACAGATGGCTAGCGAGGGTGACTCGCTCGGGCAATTGACGAAGCTGCTCAACACGCAGGCGGCCGGCGCCCCCGGCGCCCCGACTCCTAACCCGGACGGTACGACGACGACCGGTACCGGGCTCGTGTTGCCGCGGGGGGTGACGGCGTGACGGTTTACGTCTCGATCGGCAACAGCGACGACCGCCTTACTCAGCGGGAATGGTCGGAATTCGTCGCCGAGGTCAACACCGCGATCAAAGAATCGGCCGCTGAGTTCCACGGCAAGTGGACGTCCCTGCCGCATGCGCCGTGGCAAAACGCGTGTTGGTGCATCGAGCCGCAGGCATCATCGGTTGGCGTGCTGCGGCGACGGCTCGCGGATCTCGGCCGCCGATACCGTCAGGATTCGATCGCGTGGGCCGAGGCACCCACGACGGAATTTCTCTGATGGCGCTCACGGCCGCGGGCGCGCAGCTCACGAACATCAACCGCACGGCACAGCTCGCCGTGCGGGCTCGTTCGCTGCAAGCGCTCATGCGCATCTGGCCGTTGGTCGACGTCGAGAATTTGTCCGGCACGATCGACCCCTTCGCGCAGGCCGCAGCGGGTATCGCGGGTAGTGGATTCGACCAGTCGGCCGCGGCCGGCGCCACTTACTACGGCCTGTTTCGCAGGATCGAGCTCGCGAGCGCCGTCGCCGCCGGCGTCACGGTCGCCGTGACGCCGGCGCTCGTCTTGATGGCCGGACAACTGCGGGGCGCTGCCCTTAAGGGCATCCTCGACGGCCGCCGCGCGGGCATGACGATGTCGGGTGCGAAGGATCAGGGTCTGATCAAGGTCTCGGGTGAGCTCACGAAGCTCGTGCTCGGGGGCGGCCGGCAAACGATCATCGACGGCACGGCGACCGACGGCCGCGCGCTCGGCTGGTTGCGGGCGACGAGCGGCGATCCGTGCGCGTTCTGCCGCTCGCTTGCTGCTCGTGGACCTGCGTACAAATCGGAGCAAACGGCCGAATTCCACCCGCACGATCACTGCTCATGCATGCCCGAGCCCGTGTACCGCGGCGACCCCGCGGCCGTCGGCGTTGCCGCTCAGTCCGACAAGTTCCACGCCGAATTCCGCGACGCGCAAGCATGGGCGAAGGCGAGTGGCACAATGTCGGTAGACACAAGCAATAATGCTCTCAATAACTACCGCAGATGGCTCGACAACGGTCGACCCGCAGCGGGGCAGTATACGAGCGGAGACTCGGGCAATGGGTGACGACGGAGAGTCGGGCACGAAGACGTTCACGCAGGCTGACCTCGACCGCGCTGCCGCGGCGGGGGCGCATCGGGAGCGGGAGAAGCTCAACGCGAAGTACGCCGATTACGACGACCTCAAAGCGGCGGCGAGCAATGCCGACAAGAGCAAGTCGCAGCTCGACAAGTTGACTGAGCAGATGACCGCGCTTGCCAAGCGCGCCGAGTCTGCCGATCTCGAGGTCGCGCGGCGTGACGTCGCCGACGAGTTCGGCTTGACGCGGAAGGAGGCGCGGCGACTGTCCGGCAAGAGTGCCGACGAGCTGCGTGCCGACGCGCAGGAGCTCGTCGACGACCTCGGCATCGACGTCGCGGCGCGTAAGGCGAAGACGACCACCACGAAGACGACCACGGAAACCGACGGCGATGCCGGCAAGGGGACCGAAGGCGACGGCACCGATGATGCGCAGCAGGGAGGCGAGACCGACGCGCAGCGCACGCCGGCCGCCGGCCGCCGGCCGAAAGAAACGCTGCGCTCGGGCGCCCCGGGCACAACGGGCGCCGAGCCCGACCTCGAGAAGATGGATCCCTTAGAGCTCGTCGCGAAAGTCCCGCGACGCTAAACCGCAGCGGTACGGGAACGCCGGCCGCGCATAGATGGGAGTGAGCCCGCGTGGCTAACAAGTTCCTTAAGCCAACCGTCATCGCGCGTGCGGCCGTCGGCCTGCTGTACCGCGACCTTGTGGTCGGCAAGACTCTGTGGACCGACGCCGTCAACCCGGGTGAGTTCACCGGCGCCCTGAACGACACCGTGACCATGCGCGTCCCTGCTCGCCGGACCGCCCGTAAGCGCACCCTGCGTGCCGGCACGGCGATCGTCAACGACGCGTCGAACGAGTTCGGCGTGCCCGTGCAGCTCACGACCGACGTTTACAACGGCGCCCCGATCACCGACGAAGAGCTCACCCTCGACATCACCGACTTTGCGACGCAGGTGCTTTCCCCGCAGGTGCGCGCCGTCGTCGAGGGCATCGAGGATGAGGCGATCGATGAGATCGAGAACGCGACCTACGTCAACACGATCGACCCGACCGACACCGAGTTTCTCGTCTCGGGCTCGACCGATTGGTACCTCGTGGCCGCTCGCGCCGCGAAGCTGCTCGACAAGCAGAACGTGCCCGAGGACGACCGGTACCTGCTCGTCGGCGCCGACGTGAAGGAGCAGATCGTCACCGACGACCGCTTCGCCCGCTTCGACGCGATCGGTCCCGAGGTTACCGACGCCCTGCGGCGCCGGATGATCGGCATGATCGCGGGACTCGCCGTCGTTCCCACCACCCAGATCGACGACGACGTCGCGTACGCGTACCACCGGACCGCTTTCGTGCTCGCTACCCGGGCGCCGCTCGTCCCGCGGGGCGCGACCTTCGGGCAGACGCAGCAGGCGGGCGCTCGCGCGGGCGAGGCGCAGTTCTACAACGGCGTGTCGGTCCGCTGGCTGATGGACTACGACTACACGAACACGACCGACCGATCGCTCGTCAACGCATGGGTCGGCACGGCGACCGTGAACGACCCCATCACTCCGACCGACCCGAACAGCGCCTCGCACCTCGTGCGCGCGGTCGCGATCCGGTCCGGCTCCTAACCCGCCCACCGTCGCCGCGCGCTGCCTCCCCCCGGGGCAGCGCGCGGTCTCGCACCCCTAGAGAGGATGGGCGTACGCCGTGCCCCTGAACACAGCAGGCATCAATGCCGTACTCGAGGACGGCAATGAAGCGGTCATCTGGGTTGCCATCGGCAACGGCAACGCGTCCGGCAATCAGACCTCGGCCGCGCGCGTGCAGCTCGCGAGCACCGTCGCCGCCGGCGTCATCACCGCGACCGGCGTGCCCTACGACTTCACCGGCACCCCGGGTGCCGGCGCGACGCACGCTCTGTTTTACAGCGCGTCGACGGCCGGCACGTTCTACGGTTACGACGCGCTCACGGGTGACCAGACCTTCAACGCGGCGGGCGAGTACAGCATCACGAGCCTGACTGTTACCGGCTCGTCGACCTGAGCGGGGCGCCGTGACCGAGTCGCTCTTCACGAGTCAGGTTCCGGTCTTTCACGACGCGTCGGACGGCACGGTCTACACGCTCGGAACCTACTTCACGCCGGCCGTCGACGGCACCATCACGGCTATTCGGTGGTGGTTCCCGTTCACCGCGCAGCCCTTTGACCAGGCGGTCAAGGCGTCGTTGTTCCGCAACAGCGACAGTGCCAAGCTCGCGGCCGAGCCCGACGTCGCGTTCCCCGTTCCGGGCGACCTTGACCAGTGGAACGAGGTTGCGCTCGCCTCCGCGATCTCGGTCACGGCCGGCGTTACCTACTGCGCGGCAATCCGCACCCCCGACCGGTACGTCGCGTCGACCGGCGCTAGCTCCCCGTGGCCACTCACGAATGGCGACCTGAGTACGCCGGCCGACGCCGGCCGCTTCGCCGTTACCGGCGGCACCGAGACCATATTCCCGACGAACGCCTCAGGAAGCGGTTGCTACTTCGTCGACGTCGTGTTTGTGCCGGCCGACGTTGGACCGAACGAGGGCACGGTCGACGTCGGGCTCGACCTCGCCGTCTCGGCCGCCGGCGCTACAGCGCACGAGGGCACGGCCGACGCCGGTCTCGACCTCGCCGTCTCGGCCGCCGGCGCGACACGGCATGCCGGCGCCGTGGCCGTGACGCTCGACCTCGGCCTCGCCGCCGCGTGCGTGCGTGAGGCGGCCGGCGCCGTCGCGCTCGGCTTGAATCTCGCGCCATCGTCGGCCGGATCGAATGGCAGCGCCGCGCGGGTCGTCGCGCCGCGGCTCGTCAACCGCGGACCGGGCGCCGTCTCCACCTCGCGGCCGGCACCCGGCCGTATCGTTACCCGCGTACGAGTCGCGGACTAGGGAGAGGCGGCCAGCATGCGGCGATACGATTTCGGCGACCCGGTGCCGCTTCGCTACACGGCGACCGACCCGGATACCGGAGCGCCGGTAGGGATCTCGGGAAGCCTCACGCTCACGAAGACCGACGGCACCACGTACGCCGGCGTGACGAGCTCGGGCGGTACCGGCATCCTCGACGTCATCATTCCGCCGGCAGAGGTGGCGGTCGTCGGCCGCTACGCGTACGTGTGGGACATCACGGGGGGCATCGCCGACACGTCCGACGGCTACTTCTACGTGGGCGCCGTCGACGACGAAGTGCCGCCGCTCGGTAGCTTCGCCATGCTCGCGCGCAAGCTCGGCGCGGCGGCCGACGACTTCGACGAGACCGAGCGCGACCGCGCCGAGTACCTGCTCGACGAAGCAAGCGAGCTAATCCGCGACATTGCCGGCAAGACCTGGCTCGTGACGGGCACGAACGCGCTCGACGCCGTGCCGCGGCGCATAGCCCGTATCTGCGTGGCGTCGGCCGCCCGAGCCTTCGACAACCCGCACGCGCTCTCGCAGCGCACAACCGGCGACCGGACGACGAGTTACGACCGTTCCGGGCTGCAGGGGGGCGAGGCGGTCTACCTCACAGAGCAGGAGGAAATCGACGTGCGCAGGTTCGGCACCCGGTCGTCGTTCCGCTCGGTCACCCTCGTGAGCCCTTACAGCGCCGACAACTCGGACCTCGATGAAGTGGTCTACTGATGAGGGACGGCGAGATCGGAACGCACGAGCTCAACCGGCGTTTTCGGGTGATGCGACCAACGACCACGCGCGATGACGTCGGGGGCGCGAGCGTCGCCGAGGTCGATCACGGCGTCGTGCGCGCGAAGGTGTCGCAGCCCGCGAGCGTCGAGCAGCTCGAGGCGATGCAAGCGCAGGCCGCGTTCTCTGTGATCGCGCACTTCAAACCGTCGGCCGACGTGCGCCGCGGCGACCACCTCATCGCGCTCGACGACGGCGATGATCTGCGCGTGAAGTCGACCGTTACGCCGTCTGACCGGGTGTACCTACGCGCGGACTGCGAGCAGCTGCAGCCGGAAGGGAGCAATACGTGAAGATCATCCGCGATTGGCGCTGGTCCCTTCGACTGATCGGCGACGCGCTCGAAGAGCTCCGCATCCGCCCGGTCGGCGTGATCCACATTGGCGCCCACCACGGGCAGGAGGTGCCGCTCTATCTCGACTGCAGCTTTGAGCGGATCACGCTCGTCGAGCCAGACCCGCAAAGCTGCGGCGTCATGGCAGGGCAACCGTGGATCGCCGACCCGCGCGTCGGCATCGTCAATGTGGCCTGCGGGCAGCAGGGGCGCGCCGAGTTCCACCGTATGGCGGACACGTCGTTTTCCGGGCTCATGCGCGACGGCCGGCACGAGCAGACCGACGCGTTTCTCGTCGACGTCGTGCCGATCTCTGCGATTCAGGGGCAGACCTTCGGCAACGTACTGATCGTCGACACGCAGGGAACCGAGCTCGATGCGCTGCGCACGGCGGATCTCGGCCGGCTCGATCTCATCATCATCGAGACGCAATCTGAAGGCGCCGACGCCCCCGGCGCGTACTGGCCCGACCTGCTCGAGTGGGCGGAGGTCGAGGGGTGGGCGTGACGAGCGCTGGTCCGATGTCCTGCTAACGCCCCGACGGCACGGAGAACAACTGTGACGAATGACCCGAAATGGACAATCCTTGTGCCCACCCTAGGCCAGCGTGAAGAGCTCTTCGCGCGCCTGATGGGCGTCTTGCTGCCGCAGCTCGACGCCTACCCGCAGGTGCGCCTGCTCGCGTGGCGGAATAACGGGCGGCCGACGCTCGGCGAGATCCGCGATGGGCTGATCGCCGCGGCGATCGCCGCCGGCGCCGAGTACGTCTCATTCATCGACGACGACGACCTCGTGCCCGAGTACTACGTCGCCGAGATCGTCAACGCGCTCGTAAGCCGGCCGGATCACGTGGGATTCAAACTCGAGTACACGACCAACGACACTGGCCGCGAGATCGTCGAGCACTCGCTCAGGTATAGCCGTTGGGGACGGACCGATGGTGTGCTTCATCGCGACTTCACGCACCTTGACCCCATCCGAGCGGTCTTCGCCCGCGAGGGTCTGTTCTCGCTCTGCCGCTCCGGCCGCGCCGAAGATCGCGTGTGGGTCAAGCAGGTGCGTCGCCACCTCGTGACCGAGTCGTATATCGACAAGATCATGTATCACTACCTGTTCCGCGACGACACGACCTCATGGCAAGACCCGAAGACGATCGTGCCGAAGGCGGGGCGGCCGGCAATCGACCATCCCGCCTTCGCGTGGCACCACGAGAGCGACGACTAGGCGGTAAGCAGCGCCCGCGCCGCGTTCGCGACGATCGCCTCGTGCCAGTCGGCCGCCCGGACGGCGAGCACGACACCTTCGCGCAGGGCGACCTCGAAGCCCTGTCCGGCGGCGTCGGCGATCGGCTCGGCGTCGATCCACCGCTCGCGGGCGACCTCGGCCGCGGGGATGCGAGCGACCATTTCGGCCGGCAACTCGACGTCGGTCTCGAAGATGCGCACCCGACGACCCGAGTCGACCAGGATGTTCCGGCAGTCCTCCTCGATGACGAAACCCTCGATCTCGGCCGCGCGGCTCGAGGTGCAGTAGACCTCGAGCTCGGGGTTCGCCGTGGCGAACAACCGCCGCATGCCCATAGCTTGCGACCAGGTGCCGGACCAGGTCGCCACGCGCAGGAAGCGGTTCGCCCGCGGCTTCCGGTAGGCGATCGTCCAGTTCGCTCGCTCGATGCCGTTCATTTCGGGTCTCCCTCGTTCGGTCGGGCTTACGCAGTGAGCCTATCGCCAAACCTGCTAGGTTTCTACCCCCTGAGCTGCGTTTCATCAAAAAATCATCCGAACGTCTATGCTTTTCCGTATGAACGCGCCCCTCATCGTCATCGTGCCGACACGCTCGCGTCCGGGCAACGTTCCCGAGGTTGTCGCAGCGTGGCGCGAGACGGGCGCCTTCGACGACGGCGCCGAGCTCAGCTTCGTGATCGACGCCGATGATCCGGCATATGACGAGTACGTCACGGCCCTCGACGCCGCTCGCTATCTCGCCGCCTGTCGCGGCGAGCGCCTCATCACGTGGTCTGTCATCCCGCAGTGGGCGCCGCTCGTGCCGAAGCTCAACGAAGCGGCCGTCGACCTGCTGCTCGCCGGAACGTACGCGCTCGGCTTCGCGGGCGACGACCACCGTCCGCGGACACCCGGGTGGGTCGGCCGCTACCTATCCGCGCTGCGCGATCTCGGCACGGGTGTCGTCTCCTGTCCGGACGGTTACCGAACCGACGACCTGCCTACGCAGTGGGCGATGACCGCGGACATCGTGCACGAGCTCGGCCGCATGGTGCCGGCCGGCGTCGAGCACCTCTACTGCGACGACGCGGTGCGGGATCTCGCCGCCGCGGCCGGCGCGTACCGGTTCCTCGGCGACGTGCTGATCGACCACCTCAACCCGTACGCGGGGCGGCGAGCCGAGCTCGATGAGCAGTACCGGCGAGTCAACGCGCCCGAGCAGTACGCGAAGGACCGACCGATATACCGTCGCTGGAAACGCGACGACCTACCCGAGCAAGCGGCGAGGGTGCGCGCCCTACGCGCCGAAAGAGAGGCATCATGACCGAGATCGTCGTCTCGAAGCGAAACGGCATCATCACGGCGCCGGACGGCTCGAAGTATCGCGTCGTGCGCGGGCGCACGTTCGCCGACGCTCGCCACCCGGTCGCGAAGGCGTACCCCGACTCGTTCATGCCGTACAAGATCGATCTCCCGTACGAGGGTGACGACGAGCACGACGGCCCGAGCGCGGCCGAGCGCGGCGACGGTGAGACGTGGCCCGGCAAGGTTGCCGAGGCCGAGTCGGTCGCCGAGGGCTACCGCCTACAGCTCGCGACCATCGTTGACGGGCTGCAGACCCGCGGGCTCATGCCCGTCGACGTTGACACCGAGCGCGAAGGCTGGCTCGTCGAGGTGCTCTTCGGCATCCTCGACGCCGGCGTCGACCCCGTGGCGCCCCCGGCCGCGCCCCGCCGCGCCCCCGGCCGGCCGCGGAAGTCGACGGAGTAGGCCATGGCTCGCGGGCGCCGGGAGACGATCACTATCCACGGCATGGAAAAGCTGCGCGCCAAGTTGATAGCGATGCCGTTTCTAGTGCGCTCAGCGGGCGGCAGAGCGGTCCGCGACGAGACGTACGAGACTCGGGACGACATGAAGCGCGGGGCGCCGTACAAGACCGGAGAGCTTCGCGAGTCGATTCAGGCCGAGTACGACGAGAAGCTGCTGCGCGGGCGCGCCGTGGCGACCGCGCGGT